CGCATGAGGGTTACGCTACTTCTGCATTTTCAATTACAGGCATTTTGTGCAATTCATGGAAAGATGCAATCATATCAATGTATCCGCCATATTCAGTAATTTGCTCTTGTGAATAACCTTCGTATCGACCAATATTTTTGTAATCGCTTTCCCATTCGGAAACACTTTTTTGTTTACATCCGATTTGAATCTTATCTTCTCCCCAATAAGCAACAGCGTGTTGTGAACCTAAAATAAATAGGCATTTAGGTCTTGCTCTGTCACCGATACTTGCTCCGTCACCGATACTTGCTCCGTAACCGATACTTGCTCCGTCACCGATACTTGCTTCGTCACCGATACTTGCTCTATTACCGATACTTGCTTCGTAACCGATACTTGCTCTATTACCGATACTTGCTCTATTACCGATACTTGCTCCGTCACCGATACTTGCTCTATTACCGATACTTGCTTCGTAACCGATACTTGCTTCGTCACCGATACTTGCTCTATTACCGATACTTGTTCTATTACCGATACTTGTTCTATTACCGATACTTGCTTCGTAACCGATACTTGCTTCGTCACCGATACTTGCTCTATTACCGATACTTGCTCCGTCACCGATACTTGCTCTATTACCGATACTTGTTCTATTACCGATACTTGCTCTATTACCGATACTTGCTCCGTCACCGATACTTGCTTCGTCACCGATACTTGCTCCGTCACCGATACTTGCTCTATTACCGATACTTGTTCTATTACCGATACTTGCTCTATTACCGATACTTGCTCTATTACCGATACTTGCTTCGTAACCGATACTTGCTTCGTCACCGATACTTGCTCTATTACCGATACTTGTTCTATTACCGATACTTGCTCTATTACCGATACTTGTTCTATTACCGATACTTGCTCCGTTACCGATACTTGCTCTATTACCGATACTTGCTTCGTAACCGATACGTATATTCCTTTTTTCAAATTCTTTTGTATCAGATAAGTTAAATAGTTTCCAGCCTTCGCCTGAAACGTATAGATATACTTGTGTTTCGTTTTGCATTATTTTATATGTTTTTAGATTTTTCCATTACGCTACCTGGGCTTTATTGCAACTTCTCATTAAGCATGCGAGGTGTACTGAATCACCTGCCGCCTTCAACATTAGCTTCCACATCTTTAAATGTAGTATTGAAACGTGGTGGTATGTAGCCTGTACTTCCGGCATTGTCGGGAATAATCTTTGCATATCAATAGCATCTTTTTCTGCATCGTATTGGCTGAATATCCTGATTATCTCGTTTCGCATTTCACATCTCAGTTCTTCACTGATTATTGCATCACGAAGTTTTATTTCGGTTGATTCTAATGGTATTATCATGGCTGTGGGGTGTTTAATAGTTCGGGGTTTTCGTGGATGTTGCCGATTAAAATCGCTCCTTTAATGGCACGTAAAGCAATATGAATATCATTATCTGGGCGTAAGTTTTTGCCAATTATTTGCGCTGAAAAGCAGCCATGATTAAATATAACCTTCCATCTTGCAACTGAATTATCAATTGCATCACCTTCGTAAATATCTTTACCACTTAGCTGAATGCCTGCGTATTGCCCGACTGATTCAGGTTTTACTTCTCTGAAATATTCAAATGGCCTATTAGGATTATCTGATCCTTTGCAGCTTTCATCAATTATAAAGCAGCCGTTTTGTGTTTTTACATAACTTCCATAAAGCCACTGATTATACTCTTCTGAATATCCTCTGAATTTTATCTCTCTCATACTAATACTCATTTTGTGATGCGTTCCAACAATCTAAATCATGCTGATTCCCGTATTCCCAACAGTTCTCACAGTTACCATTAAAGCGGGTTACTTCCGATATTAAAAGCGGGTTATGGCAATTACGGCAGACACCGGTAAATACTATTTCTTCTTTACCGGTTAAAGGATCTATGAATGTATTTACCATGACTAAGCTGCTTTTGATTGGGTTGAATAAGCAACATGCATCAATGCCGAGAAATAAGCATTGAGTTCATTCAGCGTTATGTATTGCTTTGAAGTAAAGGCAACAGCCTCTTCTTTGCATCCGAGTTCCTGAGCGATTTCAATAATGTGCGCGGTAACCTTTTTTTGTAAGCCGCTTGGCTGGTAAGGAAAATGTTTTTCCATTACATCGAAAATATCCATCTCCATTTCTTCGGCAGATAATTTCACTCTGCCGCTATTTTGCTGAAGATATTTCTCCATTGCCTGTTTATCAGGATCAATAGCGGACATCATTTCTTCAAAGCCTATGTTGCGCTTTTCGTAAGTGGTGATTAAGAGTGTTTGTGTGTTTGTGGTGTTGTTCATTGTTTTGTTGTTTACATTTAACGAAGCAAAGATATGTAAACTTTTTACAACAACCAAATAAAAATGTAAAAAATTTACTAATTATTTTTACACCTATATATAAAAGAAAACCCGAAGCCACCACAGCTCCGGGTTTAAATTATTGTATCGCCAAATTTCTAAGGCTTGCAACAAAACATTGCAAAGATAACTATTTATAACTTTTTAGCTACCTAATAATTTCTTTATATCATTTATGCCGTTATCAATTTTATCAATTCGCTGGTTGGTTTGCCATACTTCTTTTTGAAGCAACAAAACATCGTGCGCGAGTTCTTCTTCATCCGGCCTGAATTGCGCCGTGTAGCGCCTCCGTACATACCAAAGCTCCCGTAATTCATCTAATGCCATAGGGAACGGTGGGTGTGCTTTGTTTACAGAATAAAGGTTTATATGGTCATCGCCATCAATGTACGTTACACGTTTTAAAAACAAGCCTCTTACAGAATTTACAACATACACCCGCTTTTGCTGAATCTTGTATATTAACTGGCTGCGGTTTGTTATTTCCGTATATGAAGCATAAACGGAATCCCCCTGGTAAAAAGCCGGTTCCATGCTATCGCCATGTACAGCGAACTTTCTTACAGTGCCATGACTGCGGAGATCCTCGGGTATGGTTTCCTTTGGTAATTCATCTATAAAATGCTGATCTGAAAACAACTCACTATATGAAGCCAAAGCAAATTCAGGCACAACAGTACACCATTCTATATTTTCATTATCCACCGGAACAGTAAGTACTTGCAAATGCGGGTTCCCATAATCGAACAGTTTTTCGCCATGCTTTCTTAGTGAAGGAAAAATTGTTCCTTTATCTGTGTGTTTTTCAGCTTTTACTAATTTCAGGCCAGTTATATCCCCTAAAAACATTTCACCCTTGCCTGTTTTCAGCCAGTCGGTATTAACTTTTAATTTTTCCTGAATACGGTGCAATGCCATTTCATTAAAAAAGCCTTTTCGCTTTTTCATCATGGCAATATTCTGAGGCCGGTAACCAGCTATTTCAGCGAGTCTGCTTTGATTAATTCCTTGCTTATTTAGGGCTTCGATTAATTCAATAACCCTATCATATTTATCTGACATTGTGGTGGTTGTTTTGCCGCAAAAATATTCTATGTAAAAATTTTACACTTTTTATTTGATTATTGTAAAAAGTTTACTATATTTGCAGTGTAAATAATTTACATTGCCTAATCAAATCTAATAAATGGCAGCCACAAAACAAACAACACATTCCAACAAACAGCTACCGGCATCTAAGTTGGCAAACAATATGCCATGCACAAAAACTGGCGAGCAGCCTATTATTAATTCAAAAAACAGAACTATGGAAAATACCAATATTAAAGTATTTATTGACGGAAAATTTTATTCTCCGGACGATATGGTTTCACGAGAGATAGCTGTAAAAATAACAGGGTTTAACTACTCTTATTTTTCCAGGAAAATACGTTCCGGCGATATTATTCCCGAAGGTTTTGGAACATGGGCAAAATTCAAAGTTGCCGATTGCTTAAAAATAGCTAAAAAACCTGTGAAAGAAGCAGCATAAAATTTTACTCACCATAAAAAACAAATCCATGCTTAACAAGATCGGCTACGTACTGTATTGGCTCACATTATTCCTATGGAGCATCGTACTAAATGTAATATGCTTTTTGCCTCGCTGCTGGATGGAAGCTACAAAAGAGGCGAATAAAATACCTGAGTCTTACCCGGTAAAATTTAAGTGCTAAAACCATGATTGTACTCACTGAAGATCAGCTTTATGACATAATAGTAATATCACAGCGCAACGCTATGGATTGCAATAAAAAAAAGTGAGAACATATACAAATGCCGTAAAGATACTTTCGATAAAGTAATGGAAATGTACGGCAGCCAGGAAGTAAAGTATAAAAATCATAACATCTTCACAAGTGGGAGCAGTAACTAAACTATCACCTGATTATATGAAGTCAAAAAAACCATCAGGATATGATTTGAGCCGGGCCTGGTTTGATTTTATTTATGAAGAAAGCGAAGATGTAAAACCTCATCATACATCATTATATTTTTTCATTATAGAGCGCGCAAATAAAAGCGGCTGGAAAGAATTGATTGATATGCCTACCGATTATTCAATGGAAGGCAGCAGGATTGGGAATTTCACTACTTACAAAAATTGTTTGCTTGACCTTGAAAAATGGGGATTTATTCAATGGGAAATCAAAAGCAGAAATCAATATTCATGCAATAAAATAAAAATATGCTTTGACAGAAATGTCGAAGCAACACCCGAACCACCGACTGAAGCAAATGAAACGCTTCGCCAAAATTGTCAAAGCATCGACCAAAGCAACACACAAAGCATCGACCAAAGCATTGACTGCATATATAAACTCTTAAAACCTATAAAACCTATAAAACCTCTTTTAATAAATAATGGGGGTATGGGTTTCCCAAAAAAAAATATTGAAGAAAAAACAATCCCATTAGAAACAGAAAAAAAAGAAGAGATACCGGAAGCCGAAATTTTAGAAGACTTCCCTTTTGATGATTTTTGGGAGTTGTACGATAAAAAAATTGATAAGCCGGATTGCCTGAAAGAATGGCAAAAACTCAAAGACCGGCAAAAAGAAGAAATCATGCTTCACCACCTGCCGCGATATGTGTCGGTTACAGAAAAACGTTTCCGCAAAGATCCCATTCGATACCTGAAAAAAAATGCATGGGAAAATGAAATCATAGAACCAGTTCTAACCAGTTCAAATAACAAAAAAAATGGCGCAAAACAATTCAGTAAATCAAAACTCGAGGATGCAATTAGAGAATCATTCTCAGTCTCTTGAATTGCTTAATGCAGTGCAGAATGTGCAAAAGCACTTTGAAAGCGGTAAGCTCTCTATTGACCTTGCCATTAAAGGCAAACAGTTGAGCTACTATAAACGCGAAGCTGGTGAAATGAATCTTGCGTTGCAATTAAGCGCGATGCTTCTAAGCCTGCAAGCTACATACAACATCAAAAACGGATTTGATGAAAAACAAAGCGTTGATATTGCCCGGGCTATAATTCGTGAATATTGGTGGTTGAAACTTGCGGAGCTGTATTTATTCATTGAAAAATCTAAGAACGGCGATTTCGGAAAAGTATATGACCGCCTCGACAGAGCAATGATATTCGAATGGCTAAGTATTTACAACGAACAACGCGAGGCACACCTGGAACAAAAACATACAGAGCAAAAACATTCTCACGATTTGGGTGCAAGCGGTGAAATGGTACTTAACAAACTCCGCGAACTATACCCCGATGAATATAAGATTTTGCCGATTCAAACCAATATGCGCGAAATGCTTGACGATCCAAAATTCAAAGCTGAATTACTTCGCTACAACCTGAAACAAAAGCAAGAGTGGGAAAACCAAAATAACGAAGCCGATGCCAATAGTTAACAAAATCCGCAGGCTTACACCGGAAGATCAGAAAACAATCATTTTTCTATTCAACAACGGTGTAACACAAGAACAGAAATTAGCTGATATGTACAGGGTTTCAACAGGTACAATATCAAAAATACTTACCCATTATCTAAACAGCAAACCAAACTTTAACTACCTGCAAAAATGCTAATCCACGTATCACAGGCAATAGAGAAATGCCTTCAACAAATTAAAAACGCTGCATAATGCTTGAGCTAACAAACATACAAGAACCGGCCAAAGTAAAGCCTATTGCATTTACTGCCAACATAAAACCACCTCGTTTAATTAACGATCATTTTCAGAATTACAAATCTTACAACATACCAAAGGCACAGTTAATCATTGCGGATATACCGTACAATGTAGGCAAAAACGCATACGGTTCAAACCCTTCATGGTATATCGGTGGTGATAACGCTAACGGGCAAAGCGAATTAGCAGGCAAAGAATTCTTTGATACTGATAAGGATTTTCGTATTACCGAGTTCCTGCATTTCTGCTCAACCATGATGCGGAAAGAACCAAAAGAAACAGGCAAAGCACCGTGTATGATTGTTTTTTGTGCCTTTGAACAGCAATTTGAACTGATTGAAAAGGCAAAGAAATACGGGCTAAATAATTATATCAATCTTGTTTTCCGTAAGAACTTCTCAGCGCAGGTACTAAAAGCAAATATGCGAGTAGTTGGGAATTGTGAATATGCTGTTTTGCTATACCGTGAAAAACTGCCAAAGTTTAATAACAATGGCAAAATGGTTTTCAACTGCTTAGACTGGCAAAAAGATACAACAACGCCAAAAGTACACCCAACGCAAAAGCCTGTAAAACTACTTAGCAACCTCATAGAATTATTCACGGATAAAGGCGATGTGGTTATAGATCCTTGTGCCGGGAGCGGTTCAACATTATTGGCAGCATTCCAAAATGACAGGGAGGCATACGGCTTTGAAATTAAAAAGGATTTCTATAAAGCTGCAACCGAAAAAGTATTGAAGAACATTCAGAAAAAACTATTCGCATAATGGAAGATAACCGCAACAGGGTGATACTACCCGTATTTTTCAGCAACGTAAGAACATTGGCTGATGGATCTATAAAGATTGAACAGGTTACGCAGGAACTAACACCCACACAAATGGCGAACCTGTTTCAGTTGCACCGCACACAAGGCTTTGCATTGTTTTCAACAATAATGCTTGATGACTTAACGGAGCTTGATGAAGAAGCGATTGAAGCATTTAACGGCAAGCCAAAAACACAGAGCCAAAGAATGCGCGCTGTCTATTACAAGATATGGGAGCAGCAAGGCAAAGGCGAAGATTTCAATACTTACTACAAAAGAGAAATGGAGCAACAGATCGCTAAACTTAAATTAAGACTCGATTAATGAGTAACGCCAACAACCTCACTAAATCCATTCTGAAATATCTTACTAAAACAATTATAAAAACAAGACAATGAACACACAACTATTACCTCAAGGCTCAACAATGGTTGAGATTAAAAAAGTAAAGCTACAACCTAAAGATGGCGGCTTGTATGTAGAAATCAGCAATATGCTTCAAAATGTTGATGAAGATGAAACGCCGCCAATCGTAGAATACACAGTAAACTCAAGGCTTACACCACACGCCGACCTTTTAAATGCTTTTGACAGGTTAAGAATTCATGTTCTTTTAATGTGCGAGTTAATACAATCAAACATAACAGGTAAAGACTTAAAAGAAATTCAATCAGGTGATTTATACATCCCTGAAACTAAAAATATCAAAGTAACAGGCGTTACATGGGGCGGTATTGGTGAAAGCGCGGGTGTTGTTCTTGTTGCACAAAAGGAGCTTTCAACCAAAAAGGTGCTAAACCTTATCACGCCGTTCACAGCATTTGAAAGCGAAGATTACTATTTCAGCTACGAACTAAGTAAAGATATTGAAACGCTGGTAACTGAAGTAATGCTTTACATCGGCGGTAAATCTGCATTAGGGAAACAATTAGAACTGGGGTTTAAAGAAGCAGCCTAAGCCATGTCGAAAATTGAAACCTCCACAACTTTAAATGAGAAAATATTTTACGCTTTGCTGAAGCAGAAAGGAATTGCTTTGCCGAAACAGGAATATAAGTTTCATGAAAAAAGAAAGTGGAGGTTTGATTATTGCTGGCCCGAAGTAAAATTAGCAGTAGAAGTTGAAGGCGGCATTTTCAGCAACGGAAGGCATACAAGAGGTAGTGGTTATTTGGGTGATATGGAAAAATACAATGCTGCCACTTTAGAAGGCTACAAGCTATTACGGTTCACTCCGCAACAGCTTACACTTAAAAGCACAATAGATTCAATAACAGAAGTTTTAAAGGACTGTAAAACACTGGGAATATGAAGCAACTCGATTATCATACAAGTTGCAAAAATTATCAGGTTGCATTTATCGCGGCCCAAAATGAGAGTGGTGAATATCGCTTTCGAATGTGGAGTTGGTAACAGCATTGCCTATGAAACCTTAAACAACCATTACCAAAGTATAGCGGCACTAAAAAGAATTACGAAAGATATTGACTTAGACATTGCAGCATAAAACAAGACATAAATGGAACTACTAAAAATACCAACCATGAAAAAACAGCGGAAAACTTCTCTTGACAAAGAAATACCGGCACATCATGCTGCTTTGTTCAACTATGCAAAGTTCCTAACCAAAAACACCGACCTCGCAGAAGATCTTGTGCAGGATACCTACGTGAAAGCACTGGTTTACCAGGAATCATTCGAGGAAGGAACAAACCTGAAAAACTGGCTATTACGCATTTTGCACAACCTTTTCATTGATGAGGTGCGCCGGCAAAAGAGTTTCCTCGCAACAGACCGTTTACCCGATAATATTCTAACGGCGGTAAACGAAGGTGCGCGTTCACTTGCAGCAGAGGATATTCGCAAAGTATTCAACACGTTGCCCGACAGCCAAAAGGAAATGATTGAATACAGGGCAAATGGCTACAAATATGAGGATATAGCCAAAGAAGAAAACATCCCAATCAGCACAGTGTGGAGCCGTTTATATCATAGCAAAAAGAACGTTCAAAAGAAATTCAGAAAAGATAACTATGGAGAATAGCATAAAACCACCAATAGGCCTACTGCCTAAAAGACTTTATGAATACCGCACGAAAGAAAAGCGATTTATTGATTTATGTGGTGCTGTTTCCCGATACTATAACGCAGGTGAGAAAATAAACATTTTAAATATGGAGAGTAAAACAGATACAAGGTTCGGAAAATCTTTCCCGGTGCTTTTAAATATCGCTTCCGCAATAGCAGCTTTTATATATACCGAAAATCCAAAAAGATACAGGGGCGATATAAGCACATGGGAGCAACAATATAAAATATTTGGCTTACCGGTTTATAAATATTCCATTTCCCCGGATGTGCAAGGCTTTTCCCTTAAAAGGAAATCACCACAGAGCGCAAGGTATTTTGAACAACCGGGCAGAAGGCTTGAAGATTATATTGTAACAATTTCTAAAGAGAGATTTCAACAGGAATTCAAAGGCAATAAATACTTGCTTCCACTTAATTACAGGATTAAAAGCGATTAATTTTCACAAAATCCGTTATAAGGCTATGTTACTCAAAATAACAATATACTTTTTGATAGCGATTGGCGCTATGGTATTCAATGCGTGGTTTGATAAGAAGCAGATTCAGGCTTTATTATGGCCCAAGCATGGCGTAGAATCCACCATATACATTCTGCTGTGTATTCCCCTTGCCAATGGCATATTTGGCATTACATGGTTCGCCAATGCGCTTGTTTTGGTAACTCTTGCCATTCGCTGGATAGCATTCGATATAATCCTGAATAGATTTCGTGAACTGCCTTATGACTATATCGGTGAAACATCATTCATTGATAAACAGCTTCTAAAACTTCCCAATGCCAAAGTAAACCAATACATCATTAAGTTCGGGTTACTCTTACTAACGATCATTCTATTAATAATCCTAAAATAACAAACATGAAAGATTTAGCAATGAAAATAGTATTCGCAATAATTGTTCTTGTGCTGATATACTTCGGTTATGTAGAGCAAAACCCAAACTATTACATCTGTGCTGCAATATCGGCAGTTGTATTCGTGGTAATTATAATCCTGGTTAACCATTACCGGAATAAGAATATCAATCCGTAATATAATGGAAAACTTTTGTAAACGTTTGCAGGAATCTTTAAATGAAATTGCTAAGGATTACGACTTTGAAAAGGAACACAAAGAATCCGTGAAAGAAACAATTATTCAAATGGAGGTGGGTGTTCAGCTTCGCGAGGAAGTTATATCACAGATGTTTATATTGAAAATCCAACAAGTAATTTTAATGAAGCAGGCAAGGTGTTTATAAAAAACATAAAAGAAGAATTGAGCAGACAGATAAAAGGACTTCATATTCAACTGGAAGAATTACAATGAAACTCACAACAAAACAAGACATATTTTGCCAGGAATACCTGATTGACTTAAACGGTACTCAAGCCGCTATAAGGGCAGGTTATTCTGAAAAAACAGCTAATGAACAATCTTCTCAACTCTTAGCAAAACTTAACATCCGCGCACGTATAGAAGAACTACAAAAAGCGAGGGCGGAAAAACTTGAAATAGATGCTACATGGGTGTTGCAAAGGCTAAAGTCAATATCCGACAGGTGTATGCAGGCTGAACCGGTAATGATTTGGAGTCCTGCCGATAAAAGCATGGTACATGCAAAAGATGCCGATGATAACAACATTTACCAATTTGATAGCTCAGGCGCTAATAAAGCTACTGAAATGATCGGTAAGCATATTGGTTTCTTTGAGATTGATAATAAGCAACAGGGAATAAAAGTCATCATTAAGAAAAAATAATGGCAATTGCCGAAATTGAAATTGATGAAGATATATTTTTACCTGCTTATCAACACTTACTGGAAAGTGATGCAGATATAAATTTTCTTTGGGGCGGCAGGGATAGCGGCAAATCTCATTTTATTGCCCAAAAATTAATATTAGATTGTTTAAGTAAAGATTACTTTCGGTGTATTCTTATAAAGAAAACAGCCGAAAGCATCAAAGATGCCCAATGGCAAACTATTAAAGATATTGTTGATGACTGGGGTTTGAGCCATTTATTTGACTTTTATTCCTCACCACTTGAAATAAGATGCGTTAACGGAAATAAGTTTATTGCGAGAGGCTGCGACAAACCCGGTAAATTAAAATCTATTGCCAACCCTTCACACGCATGGTTTGAGGAAGGGAATCAATTAACCTTAGACGATTTTATTATTGCTTCAACATCGCTAAGAAGTAATAATTCAGCAGTACAAATGTGGTTTTCTTTTAATCCTGAATGCGATGGGGATTATGAAAACTTTTGGTTGTATCAAACCTATTTCGCTAACTATCCTGGGGATATTTACAAAAACTTTACATCAACAACTACTCAACGATTAGCAGATGGCAGGACTTACACAATTAAGTACACATCCACTCACACAACCTACAACGATAATCCTTATTGCTCACCACAACGAGCGGCTAATCTTGAGCAATTAAGCAAAGTAAACCCATTTTATTATTTCGTTTTTACTAAAGGATTATGGGGTAAAAAAGAAATAAAAAACCCTTGGGTACATAACTTTGACAAAAACCGCCATGTAAGCGAAAAGGCCCAATTCAACCCGAATATACCTGTCCGCTTCTCTCTTGACTTTAACGTTAGCCCAATGGTATGTTTATGCTTACATCACTGGATCGATAGCGAGGGAATGCATACGCACTACTTCAGAGAAATAATACTGGAGCCTGGTGATGTATATAAAATGGCGGACAGGATAATGGACGAGTTCCCGCCCGAAATATTATACAATGCTTTATTTACAGGTGATGCTACCTCACGTAAAAGAACGACATCCACGAGAGATAATATCCATGACTGGCTGTATTTGCAGCAAACCTTACATATTAGCAATGCAAGGCTGAATGTACCTAAGGCAAACCCGAATGTAGCAACCAACAGAAATCACGTTAACCTGGTATTTGCTTTGCACCCTGATCTGAAGTTTCATCCTTCAATGACTACAACAGTTAATGAATTGCAATTTACCGAAGCGAAAGAGGATAGTGGTATTTTGAAAGATAATCGCGAAGATGAAAACCAGCGTGGGGATTGCTTAGATTGTGTACGCTATGTAAAAAGCACGTGGCTGGTAGATTTTTCAAAGCAGATAGGAATGTATAAAAAACAGGCATAAAAATATTATATTTGTATATGGAAAATCAAGACAAATTAGATTTAATTCTAAAACAACAGGCAGACATACTTGAGAGGATAAAAGCGATAGAACAGCCTGAAATAACGTTTCAAGAACCTCTGATATGGGATTATATAATTGGAAAGACACCATTTTATATAACTCCAAATGGTATTGTGGCCGGTAAACCATTAGAGTAACTCAGGCATAGTTTTGGTAATTTGCAGTAAATGCAATACTTCAAGCTATCCTACCTCATTAAGTACAAGCATACAGCGCATTATGCTTTTATCTGCCAGCAAGAACCGAAACAGGGCATGGTGTATATCGCACCTGTTATTCACAACTTTGTATTTTATCTAAATTAGGATTTAAACAAGATAACGTTTTTTATTCCTTCGCTCAATTTGTTACTCAGGCTAATATTGCTTTTGTACGGAAGTAAGATAATTTAAAAACAAGCGATTTTTTTCAGCCGTTTCCGTTATAGGCATAACAACAACTCTAAAAAATATTTTAAGGCCGTATTTGCTTTCCACCGAGTTGTTGTTGACCGGTTAGCAGGTGCGGCTTTTTAAATTTATTAAGATGACAAAAATATTAATCGTAAACAACATTAAGTATCCTGTTAAAAGAACAGATATTGTAATTGATGGAGATTACCTAATTGGATTAGGAGTAAAGAAAGGCGTTGACTCTATTATCAAAAAAATCAAAAAAATAAATACAGAGAATCAGCCAGTTACTATTGAAATAACCGGAGACGTAAAGCAAGTTCGATTTAGCATTAAGACTGATAGCGCAGAATTAAAAGAAAAAATACAGAATATATTAAATCAATAATATGATAAATAAACTTGTTCTCAAATACATCTCCAAGCGCCAGGAGCTACTTAAAGTGGCGGTATTAAACAATCTTGAAGTTATTGATACATACCTGAAAGAAAACAGGCAAGTTGTTGACAGGTTATTAGAAACAGATCAGGAGGCAGCAGCGCGTGCAAGTTTATTGCTATTCGCTCCGTTGCAAAAGAAAAATTACAGCCTAAAGCATGTTTATACGGACAGTACCGGCAAACGTTGGTACACTTACGAAAACATCACCCAGATACCTTATGGCAGGGGCATAGCGGCTGAAGTTGCAACACGTTACCTTTCCATGAATATAACGCGCGATGATTTAACTAAACTTATTACGGAAATCAAAAACGAGTGCAATGCCGGTAACATCGTAAAGGCATTCAAATATATTTCAGAGATTGAAACACGCCTGGCATTATGCGCTGAAGAAAAAACATTGCTTGACCTCGCAACAGTTTATTTTTTGTCGGAAGATGAAGATCCGGAAGCATACGATATTCCATTTCAGCGTAAGAAAATAGAATTGTGGAATAAAGACCAACAGGCTAAAGCTTTTTTTTTGTCTTCGGTTTACAGTTCTATCAACAGTTCTGGCGAATTATCAGGCATCAATATCATGAATTATCTTACGGAGACGCAGCAGGATTTAGACCGCTATCAATAAAGAAACTCATTGATAAGTATTTCGCTGATATAAACGATATGGCTTATGCTATGGCGAATAGAGATCCTATTAAGCAGCGCGAACTCGAAAAGCTTTCTTCAGATGAATTTTACAACATTCTAAATACATTTTTAAGAATAAAAAACAAATAATCATTATGGCAACAAAGAAAAAACCTACTCCAAAGAAGCAGACCAAACCAACAGCAACACGTACACCGAAAACGGTGAGTATGGCTAATCCGAATAGGAGATAAAAAAGGCCAGTCTGTAAATATGCAGACTGGCCTTTTCAAACAAATTTATATAACTAAAGCTTTTCGCATGTAAACCAATCATATAACCCTTGACAACATTCGTCTAAGGTGTTATATTCGGTTATTGGCTCTTCAAAACTGTCATCTGCAAGACCAAAATCATCCAATGAAGTCATTCCATTTAGAACCCAAATCCATTTTCTGTTATTTTGCTGCATAGCGTAAGCGTATTGTCGGATCCCATCGCTTAATGCAACAGTATGAATTACATAGGCATTATCGCTTATTTTCGTTCTGTCCCAACAGTTGGTTTCATCGTTTTTAACAAACGAATGTTTTTCACCCGCTAATTTAAAAATCATTATGCTTGTTTTTTAGGTTTGTAATCTTTCAAAACTTCATGTAAAAATTGCTTTCCTTTTTCAGTCCAAACTGTAGATGTGCTGGTTCCAGGAGTTCCATCTTTATGTGTAAAATGGTGAGTTTCAGTTTTGGTGTATTCAAATCCCTGATATTGTGATGTAAGAACCCATTGGCCGTTAACCTTCCTGTGTATTTTTAAATGCTGCAATAGTTTATTAAACCTTATCGCACTCATTCCAAACTCGCTACCAATTTGTGTAGCTCTTAATGCGTTTGGTGAAAGAAGTACGTTATTAGCGTATTCAACTATTGGCGCTTGCTCTTTTATAGTGCCTTCGAGTAGTTTTTTTTCTTCTTCTACATGTTGCAGCCGATGCGTAGTGGCTGCAATCTGCTTTTGCGCTATCATTAGAGCCTTTGCCATAATCTCGCTATCAGAAATAGGCTGTGTCTGCATAGCGCGTTCCTTTATGGCATTTAAAGCCTCGCGCATTCTGTTGAAAGAATAAATAAATTGCTCTTTCGTTTTTGCAGCTTCTTTTCCGGTAAAACCCATTGCAAGAAACATGAAACCATCTTGTGAGATTTGGAATTCAGGCTGTAACTTGTTCTGTTCGTTAAGATAAGAGGACTCCGCAAAATTGCGGAGTCGAAAGTTATCGCTACATTCAAGATTACGGATTGCCTTCAAAACATCGTCATGTCTTTTGTTAAAGCGTTCTGCAAGGATTTTCGAAGATGTAATTACTTCGTCATTTAAGACAGATACCAGTTCTTCGTAATTGAAACCATTTGTTTCTGAAATTTGTGTTAGTTTTGTACTGTTCATTTTTTTACTTTTTTAGTGAACTGTTAATAAAGGTTTTGAAAGCTCTTCCATTGGCGTGGAAGGGCTTTCGGTTTATAAAATGGCTCGTGCCGTTCTGTTTACTTAAAGTTAGACAAAAATTATTTAGGTCGGTGAATAATTTTAAATAAAAACGGCATTCCTTTTCAAATACCTGACTTGAATAGGATTGCCGTTCTGTAAAGGAAAAGTCCGTACACCTGTAAAGAAGTGTATGCAACCACGCAAAAATCTGAATGAAGGAAGTACGGACTTGAAAATATGCTATCATTTTACATTAAATTTTAACGTGGTTATGCTGAGAACGGAATAGCGTAAAAAAAATCGCTACATTTTTAAAAATATTTTGCATAACGTTGATATTCAATGAAATAAATTTAAAAAAGGGCAGAGCAATAGCATTGCTAAAGTGGCGTTCCCTGCCCTTTACACACTGTATTGTTATTGTTGCGCTTCTTTAAGAGCTATAATGAATTCCTGAATATGGTTCAATCGAAACCACATATCCGACTTGTATTTTTTTACATAATCGGATTTACCAATTAGTATTGAAACATCGAATAATAGCTTTTGCAATAACTGATTATCGTAGCAGTTGAAATCCGCTATTGCAGCAAATAGTTTGTCCTGATTGAATTTGTGGCATCCGTAATTATCAACAGATATTACAGTACTTGTGCTGTTTACAGCTTGTGTGATTGTTTGGTTACCGTCTTGCATTTGGTAAATTTATTAAAATGTTGAAAAAAGCCCCGCGGGTTGCAAGACGGTAACCAATAAAGGATACTGGAACAAATTAATGTTCCACCGCGAGGTTTATTGTTAAATAAGATAGTGTGTGTATTCATATAGTTACTCGTCTTGCAAACAAAGTGATACGAATATACAACACTTTTTAATACGTGGTGCTGATAAGTGAAAATTTATTTTACATTTATCTCAACCCAATCACTTAACAGCCAACCGCTCTTACCTTCGTCAGTAGTTATATAAAAATAAGTTTGACTACCCGTATTAATTGACTTATGTACTACAACTTTTGTTTTAATAGTTGAAACAGTCGCTGCAATACCTTTATCTTTTTCTATGGCATTCCATAAATTGACTTCACCAATATAGTCAAACCCACCTACACCATTGGGTATCTTATGTAATAAATGGCCATTCTCATTTAATATAATTGTGTCATAAACAATTGTATTTTTTTGGGTTTCTGCCTGTTGATTTGCTTCACATGAGGCAAGTACAAACGAAAAAAATATTATTAAATATTTCATGGTGTATTATTTTCTGCAATAATACAAAATCAATGCTGAAAAATAATTAGCGATTTTTTTTGCTCTCATTCGTTTGTAGCAAAAGCAGTGCTATGCAAGAGATAAAAGATATTATTTGGGCGAATAAATTCACATCAGACGATGAACAATTAAAACAAACTGCCGTAATTTTAAAAGCTCTTATAGAGAAAGAAAAAGAATTAGCAAAGGCGCGAGATGCCGCCAATAATGACACAGATTTAAAAGAATACAATACACAATTAGCCGTTACTCAAACTAAAATACGCCAACTTAGCGGAGATACAGGCAACGCGGCTAAATCTACATCCGGCTTATCCGATAATTTAAAGAGCGCAGGAAAGGCATTAGCGGCTTTTGGTGCGCTTAATATAATGCTGAATTTCGCTAAAGAAGCGGCACAAGCGGCATTACAGGCAGAAGGTATTGAAAGAGCTTTTGCCAAATTAAACAGGCCTGATTTACTGGATAAGTTACGAGCAGCAACCAGGGGTACGGTTAGTGATATTGTTTTGATGCAAAACGCTGTTAAAGCGAATAACTTCAAAATTCCTTTGGATGCATTGGCTAACATGTTTGCCTTCGCTCAGCAACGCGCAAAAGATACAGGTGAAAGTGTTGATTTCCTTGTAGAATCCGCAGTATTAGGTATTTCAAGACAGTCAATAATGATTATTGACAACTTGGGCATTTCTGCTGCTGCTGTGCGTGATGAAATGAAGAAAACAGGTGATTTTGCAACCGCTGTTTCAAACATCATGGCCCAGGAAGTGGCGAAGCAAGGGGAAATTTTAGATAGTGCATCGGTTAAGGTTGACAGGTATGCAGCCCAATGGAATAATTTCAAGATCGGTTTTGGTAAAATGCTGATTGATATGGGCGTTGTACTTGCGCAAGGTTTAGAAAAACTGGATATTGGATTAACATGGTTTTTTAAAGGAACGCTGCCGGGCGATGTTGTAAAAAATTCCGGTAAAAGAGTTGGCAGTCAATTTTTAGATGGATTGTATTCAAGCTTACAGTCTGCTGCAAATAAAGGTGATTTATTAGCTAAGCAGATGTTAGAAAACGAAGCACTTAAACAAATTGAAAAGGAAAGGTCAAAGGTTACATTAGATGGCCTGAAGCAGGAAAAGGCAATGTATGAAGAAATGCTTGGTAAGCAAATTATTGGTTCTTCTAAATTCTTAGAAATACAAAAGGAAATTTATAGAGTCCAAAAGCAGATAGATGATGCCACCGGAAAAAATGCAAAAGAAAACGCAAAAAGAGATGAAGAAGCAGCCTTGCAAAAACAACGTTTAGCCAGGAAGAACTTAGAAAAAGTTGATGTTGAATTATCAAATGTAGATGTTGATAATATGCCGGAAGGTATCAAAGAAAAACAACTATCAAAGCTACGTGAAGATGCGGCAGAACATCACGATAAACTGGAAGAAGCGAAAACAAAAAAGGTTGAGGAAGAAGCAGAAAAACGTAAACAGCTTTATGCAGATATTGCCAACACCGTAAAGGAAATTGCAGACAACCTCTTACAACTCCAAATATCTAACATCGACAAAGAAATATCCGCACAAGAAGCGAAAGTTGCACGTGCTGAAGAACTCGCCAAAGAAGGCAATATTTCCTTACTCGAAACAGAGCAGGCGCGATTAGATGAATTACAATCCAAACGTGAGAAGTTCGCCAAAGCACAGGCAATAATTAACGCGGCAGAGTTTACATCCGAAATGACTGTTGCAATAGCAAAAGCAGCCGCGCAAGGTGGTGGATTGGGTGCGCTTCCTTTAATAGCGGCGGTACTTGTAGCCGTTGGTGGTGGTATTGCACAAGCACAAGCCTTAAAAGATGCCGGATTTGCTGAAGGTGGTTATACCGGTGATGGTGGTAAATATGATGTTGCAGGTAAAGTTCACAAAGGAGAGTTCGTATTCGACCAGGAAACAACACGCAAACACAGGGGCGTATTTGAGGCACTACATAAAAACAAAGGATTACGCCCCGAATCATTAATGGCGCAACTGGCAGGCATTCAAACGCCAAATTTCGCAGGATTACTACAAAGCTCCAATCCTAAATTCGATAACAAGGGTGTTGAAACAAGATTAGACCGTATAGAACGTGCTATTCTCGGGCAGGAAAAAAGTTCTATGGTAATTGATGAACGCGGCATATTCGCTTCAGTGCAAAGACTGCAATTCAAGCATGACAGGCGTAACGGTAAATTCAACTAATGAGAGTAGTATTTAATTACACAGGGCCACACCCCACAACAGGGCAATATCTGAGTTTCACCCGAACCATAACAGGGCGGATAACCGGTTTGGATGAACTCACCATTAATAAGAATTATACAGGCGAAGGGGCTACTTCCTATTCCTCTGAATTAACATTCTTTGATGATGGTTATGACCTCATTAAAGATTACCTCATTGATGCCGTAAATGCTGCTGAAAGTTATTTCACGGTATATATATACGATGATTGCTGCAATGAGGAAACACCGATAACAGGGGCAATTTGGGGCAAAGGCTTAGATTGGGATTCACAACATTGTTACGCTACGGCAGAACTCACAGATATTTCCGCAGATGCCTATGCTTTAAACATCCTGAAAACAACGCTAATCAGCGATGGTGCTATACAGGATATTGAACACCCGCGCATCGCGTATAACAATGAATTGAAACCGCGCTGGCTGCATTATATCGTACTGGCATTAACATCATTCATAGTTGTTGTATTCGATGCTTTTAAGCCTGTTGTGGCATGGGTTATTTACTGGCGGGAACAGGCGAAAGTTATTAAAGCTGTGATTGGCGGTAATATACCCAATGATATAACAGATTATTCCGATGCGCTGAATAAAGCAACTGATTGGATAGACCAGATAAAAAACAGGGCATTAGGAACCGGGAACGTACACCCCGCACCACTTATCCGCGATTATATAAACAACATTTGCACAACGGCAGGATTGGAATTTCGCTCGAGTATTTTAAATGATCCTGCAAGCTATTATTATGATTCTGTTTACCTCACGGCATCAATAAAGGGCGGTGTATCAAAAACAAGCAACATATATTGGATAGATGACAATAAACCGGTAATGACAGGCGTAGAATTCTTAGATGAAATAAAGCAACAGTTCAATGCTGAGTGGCGGGTGCGCGATGGTATCTTATATTTTGAACGCAAAGACATTATCAACGGTACGGGAGTATTTATTGATGTGCAACAATTAGGCGCCAGGCTTATTTCGGGCGTTTCCTATAAATGGATAAATACAGGTTCACCGGCTGCCGCAACATTTACCTATATGCATGATGGGGTGGATGATACCGGTTCTGAAGTATTGCGCGAGAAGTTCACATTGAATATATCCATGCGAGAGCCGTATTCGCCCTTTAAAAACGAGTATAAGAAATTTGTTATTCCTTACGGCGTTCCGAGGTTTAACGGGGATTTAGCAGAACAGACGATATTCGAGATGTATGTTTCCTCCGCCCTTTTTGGTAAGGTTATAAAGGAAACCACGAAGGCGGTAATATTTTCTAAAGAAACAATCGGCCTGCCTAAAGTATTGCTGTGGGATTCCAAAACACCACGCAGTTATGCTTTTGTGAAAGAGAATAATAAGGCGTTCCGTTTCCTGCCTGATGAGGAAAATAATATCTATGCCGATTTCTTTTATATTGAGGATTCCAGGGAAGTTCCGGCAAAGCGGTATGAGTACGAATTTACTTTCAAATATAATTGTGAGGAGTACGAGCGATTAAATTCCGCGAATTCCGTTATTCTCGAAACCGGCACAGGCTCAATAGAAAGTATTGCCGTAAACCGCAAGGCGCAAACAATGACAGTTAAAGGCAAAGTGTAATGAAAGAAATATTGTGGATAGGTAAAGAAGGTGATTGCTATGCTACGGTAAATGGATATGATTTATCATTAAAAAATACAAGACACGGAGAAACGGCTTGGTTGCTATCAAAAGACAATAAAATTATTAGAGGCAAATTATGCCGAACTGAAAAACAAGCTAAAGAGGCAGTTATTAAAGCATATAACGAAGCGATTGCATGAGTATCACAGTAAATACAACAACAGTAAAAACACATAACGCCTTACTGCCTGATATAATATTGGCGGCAAATGCTGTTTATACATTAGGTGCTATTGGTGATAAAAAAACACTGTTGCTTGCATGCACATTCGTTAATCCCGATACAACCGGTACTAATTCATTAGTAGGCAAAGAGGTAATATTCAATCCTGCGTTATTTATATCGGCAGGCTTCTACCCCGATCAAAGCGGAGCGGGTTATTATATAGCACCTTATTCATCTATGTCAAGCGGCACACCGTATGAAATGGCATTATTCGGCAATGGTTCGTATCAATCGGTAAATCAAAACTGGAAGTGTTATTATATACCGAGTGCCACAGTTGGCGATTTTTCCATACAATTAGAATTCTACCTTACCGCAGATATTAACGGCTTTATTTCAGGCTTACCAATTCAGAATAATGACAGGCTGCTAAAAAATAACATTACCAATTCCGATGTTTTGGATAACAGCGATGCGAGTGTGTATAATGGCGTAAGGCAGTTGCTTTGTTACATAAATGTTCAGTTTGTTGTTGAAGGTTCATTATTGGTAGATTCCATATTTCACCCGGTAAACTTCAATCTACGTTTCTTTGATTCAGGATTAAACGCAGGAGCGAGTGAGTTCACAGATCCGCGTTTGGAATTATTAGATAGCACCGGGGCGGATACTACAAAACTAAGCACTTACGAAATTACAACAGTCAAAATGTATATTACCGGTGCGCCCAATGCAGTGGCGGCATGGCTTATACGGACTGATACGGCAAATAATAATAAAACATTTTATGCCAATTATGAAGCGAGCTTTACACAATTAACTACAACGGGATCGAGTGCTATTATAAATAATAATATACAAGGGCCGGTAACAGCGTTGGCAGTGGTAGGTGGTGAGAAAGAAACAACATTCAATATAGCACCTGCAAACCTTGATTTTAACGGCACATACAGGATCATAGCACTTTACTACGATGGCGGGAGCCTTGTAAACAGCTTTATATCAGGAGAAATCCTTGCAGATGCTTATCCGCCGGGTTGTTCTCCTGATTTCACAGGTTCTTTAAAATGCTATAACAGGACTTATGGCGATTATATTACGGCAGCACCTTTGGACAGGATAAAATCTACCATTACCATTGATGGGCTTGATTTGGCTACCTGCATAGCGAATTACTGGACAGGCTTTATTTCTATATGGGCATATTTTGCAAGGCTTGATATTACATTTTATACATTGGATGGCACAACACGAACCATTGTAGATTCAGCATATATTGACCAGGTTGGCTTTTCTGTTGGTGATGTTGGGCCGTATCAATATAACTTAGTCAATAAATCAAATAACTTAGATATTGATGCCGAATTTACTACAAACGCAGATGGCGAAGCTACTATTGAAACTACTTTTCGCATACGTGATGAAGCGACTAATACATGGGTTGGCAAAACGGTTTATCTCGAATATAAGCTCACGCTGAATTATTACAACGCACCTAATCCATATTACGATGCCATTACCTATACACAAAAGATTGATGTACGGGAATATGAGAATAGCAGTGGAACAATAATCGAAAGTGTTAAATATAAAAATGCTGTTTCCGGCAATTATACCAATGTTATCATACCCGGCAATTCATATATCGTGGAAGCTAAATTATTTGGTGCTGTTGCGGATTCATATAACCTTTTGGCATTATTGGATAAGCAGGTTTTCGGACTGGCTAATGTTATTGAGGAAGAGAGCTATGCGAGTGTAAGGTTAGACCAGCTTACGAATGATACCATGAGTGCGGTTGATGTAACGTATGATGCCGTAACAAAGATTGCGAGTTTCACAATAGATACCAATGAATTAGATAGTTCGCTTTTATATAGTGTAATCGCTTTGGCTAAAAAAGTATAGAAATGGCAAAGCTGACGAAGATGAGTTAGGCAAAAATGGTGCTTTCAAAAAAAGGATTCTCGAGAAAGCCTATCAAGAACTTCACCATTTAATAAATGAAGATAATGATGTATAACTCAACTACAAAAGAGCTTTTTGGAATTATAAATTTCGAGAAGCCTACTCTTTTCAGAAATAAAAAATACTGGAAGTTGATAAGAACCAAGTATTGCTACTTCTTTCCTCAATGTGTAAATACATGGGATGGAAATTATAAAATAGAAACCATGTATTATTTCCTGTTTTGGAGATTAAGAATTTTTCACACGGGGAACATGCCTAAAAGGTTTCAGGTAAACGAAGCAGATAATAACTGGAGATTTTAAAAAATGAGCGTTACCAACGAAATAGTATTTCCCATTACTTATTCTCTCGAGGATACATTTACCTATGCGCGTTACCGTGCTTTGTTTGCAAACCCAAGCGCAGAGTTGGTAAATGATGGATTGTTACTTGCTGCCGAAACCGATTCGTATAACTGCAATTTAGGAGCGAATGACAAAATGTATTCAAACCTTGTTGCGGATGGCGATACCATTAACCTGCATTTTCAATTCCCGGATTATGTAAGTGCCGATAACGAAAATCCAACGGCAGGCTGGAAACATGATGCTGTAAGCTGGTATATATCCATTGAGATATTGAATGTTGATGGCACTGTGATAGAATCCGATATGAATAATTTTGTCGGGCTTTATTCCGCAGCATGGAGCGAACGCGGCTTTTCATTTCAGAATATACAGGTAAATTATACATGGCCAGATTGCTTTTATTTCCGTATTAAGGTAAAAGGCGAAGATGGAAGCACTCTTACAACCTATTATACAGAGCCTTTTAAATTGGTTGACTGCCAAAATACTATTCTATTATCAGGTGATTATACAAGGTTCGATAATTTCAACTTCTTTTATGGCGGCGGCGATGCGAATATAGGGAATGCTGTTTTAGGGCATACCTTACAGATACGTGTTGAGGGTGAATTGATTAATGAAGCCGTAAATATCAGCCAAACACAAACAGGCACATTTACCATTGCTTCGAAACAGAATGAAGTATATACATTAAGGCTTGCACCGGTTCCGCCTTATCAGGCTAAACGGATAGCTAATGTATTATCAGCGCCAACATTTACGGTGGATGGAATAGAATTTATAAGGGCAAAAGGCATTCAAAAGAATAATCCCGATGGCAATATGTGGATCATTGAAACCGAACTGGAAAGAGATAATACCGAATTAACATTTGACTGTAATTAACAAAGTTATGTTTATAGCTGAAGATTTTATAAAGGAATTCGATTATAAAGCAAAGCCTGCCAATAGCAAGGATTGGGTGGAACATGCCGAAAGTATGAAGATACATACGCGCGGCACATATCCTAAAAAACTTATCGAGCAGGTGTTCCCGAACGAACAGCAGGAAAGTATTGATTTCCGTAAAGCGAATTACAGGGCAATAACCAAAGGGCCGGTAAACCGTGCTATATCGCGCCTGCATAGTTTTTTCCATGATGCGAACTATACATATAACATCTCGAAAGAATTAGCGGAATACCTCGATACGAAGAAGTTCGCAGTAAGTGAGCGTGAGAATTTAGACTTTTGGATGTACCTCGATAAGATGGTTATTCGCAGAATGATCGAAGATCCAAATGGTTTATTGGTGTGGTTGCCAAGCGGCGAAGGTTTAACAGATGAAACCGTTAAAGTGGAAGTTAAACCTGAGTTGATTGATAGCGATAAAATCCACACCTTAACGGCAGAGGCGGTTTGCTATTTAACCGATGAAAAAAGTATTGTTTCCGTAAATGGTGAGAATAAAGCGGAGGGCAAAGTATATTTTTTATTGACCGAAACCGAATTTTACAGGATAGAGCAATACGGGTTAAAGTCAGATTATAAATTCCAGTTATTACCTGTTTACAAGCATAATTTTGGCGAAGTTCCTGTTATCGTGCTGGGCGGTGAGGAAATGGAAGGCTACTTCGAAAGCTATTTTGCTTTATACCTGCCGTTTGCAGATGAAGCTATTGTGCAATTCTCACAGCACCAGGCATCAATGGTTAAATGTGGATTTCCATTGGTTGAGGAAGCGTATATGGATTGCGATTCCTGTACGAATGGTTTGGTATATGATGCAGCGGAAAACTGCCAAAAGCAATGTACTAAATGCGGTGGTACACATAAACTTGTTTTACGCTCTCCATTAGGTACATACCAACGCAAAGCACAAGCCGGTATTGGGGATGAAATATTGGATACTACGCCAATGGTGCGTTTCCTTGCGCCTGATACCGCTATATTATCAATTCAGCGTGAAGCATATAAAGATTACATTCAGGAAGGCGAGAAAGCATTAAGCCTTGTTTTCGCACAGGAAGCGCAATCGGGTGTTGCGAAAGAATGGGATCATCAGGAAGAGTTCTCCACACTTTCTAAAATATCCAATAACTTCTTCGATAATATCTTTTATAATTCGCTATGGTATTGCGAAAAATACAGGAACATCACTAAACCCGAAGTACCTGTTGTTTACAAGCCAACTGATTTTAAGATTGAAACGGAAAGCGATCTATTGGGTAAACTGAAATCGTTATCAGAAAGTAATGCCCCGCAGGTTTTTAAAGTGGAAGCGTTTAAAGCACTATCACGTAAGAGTTTCTCGAATTCTGAGAAGATACAGCGCATGATAGATATTACTTCCATGTATGATGTATTATTCGGCATGACTGAAGATGAAATAACCACCATGTTAGCGTCAGGAACGGTTACACCGGAAATGCATATCAAGCATCTTGTTGCTTATAAAGCGGTAAGCCTTGCGGCGGAGAAATTGGGCGATAAATTTATAGAATCGGCTTATGATACCATTGCTAAAGAAATGGATGCAATTATTGGGCTGTACATTCCTAAAACAGCTACAATAATTCCTTTGCAGGATAACCAGGCTGCCGCATAGTGGATAAGGTTAATAAAATAGTTGATAAGAAGGATGCTTTATTTTCAGCTTCCGAAGATGCTATTGTTAAAAATGCTGAAGAACTGCAAAAGTCCATTTATGAAATTATTGCCGATGAGCTGAATAAATTTGAGAATGAGGATGGTAAATTCAAACGCACCAAAGCAAATTACGACAGGATAAACGCCCTCACCAATAAGCTGAAAAAAGAAGCGGGGAAAACAGACCTTACCAAATATCTTAAAGATTTTGATGAAATAGAAAAGCTGAATACCGAACTGCATTCCACTTTAAGCGATGTCGATATTGATGTTAAAAAGCTGAATACCTTTAAGCAGGAACTTATCAATGCAACGGCTGATAATTTAATTGGCGCCGGTATGGATGCCAATTTTGTTGCACCTGTAAAAGCTACATTATTCAAGAATATTACTTTAGGTTCACCTATAAGTGAATTAAGCAAGGAACTGAAAAGCTATATTTTAGGCGATAAGGATAAGCAGGGACAGCTTGTAAGATATTCAGGGCAGATAGCGAGGGATGCTGTAAGCCAATACGATGGTGCTATTAATAGCATGGTTTTACAGGAGTTTGATATGAATGCTATTATCTATGTCGGTTCGGTAATAAAAGATTCACGGCCACAATGCGTTAGGTGGGCGAACATGGATTTTATACCTGTTGAAAATTTGGCAAAGGAAATTGAAAAATACAATGTAAAGGGAAACGGAATGATTCCAAATACAACCCCTGCTAATTTCTGTGCCAATCGCGGCGGTTATAATTGCAGACATCAGGCAATTCCAGTTTATAAAGAAGTGTTAAAAAAAGATAAATAAAACTTCCCTCAAATAAACTTGTTTTTGGTTAATTAGTTAATAACTATTATATTTGCATCGTGAAAATGATTTTTACACATACTCAACTCCCGCAGCAACTTCGCCCCATAAGCGTTGAACGGGATTGGTATATGTAAAAACTTGCATAAATAATTTACCTAAGCCCCGTTCGGAAAACCGTTCGGGGCTTTTTTTATTTCGGGGTGTTCCGCAGATGGCTACACGGGCTACACTTGGGATGTAGTGTTCGCAGGTTCGAATCCTGCTACCCCGACTAACATAGCGAGTTGAGAAACTTCGAAAGAAGAAATAATCAGCTAAAAGGGAATCCATTGCGGGGGTAGCGTAGCGGCAGCGCACTACTGATGGCAGTGGAGGTCAGAGGTTCGAATCCTCTCTCCCGCACTAAAACGAGGCGACATTTCGCGCCTACCTTTAGCCTCGCTATGTTTTTATTACCCTATCGTCTAACGGCAGGACAACAGACTTTGATTCTGTTTATCGTGGTTCGAATCCATGTAGGGTAACTGTGTTATTACGCTAATGGTTAAGCGGACTGCCTGTGAAGCAGTTGATATGGGTTCGAATCCCATATAACACCTAATGGGCTTATAACTTAATGGATAAAGTATTTGGCTACGAACCAAACTATTGGGAGTTCGAATCTCTCTAAGCCCTCATTGAAATCCCGAGTTGATGAAACTGGTAAACATGCTTGTCTTAGAAACAAGATTTTAAAGGTTCGAATCCTTTACTCGGGACAATATACCGCCCAGAAATGAGCGGCTTTAGCTTTTAATAATCCCAAATACTCTTACTTTCAAAAAGCGGTTCACCCTCCAAACCTTCGGAATAGCTTTTAACCAGCTTCTGCATCAACTTCACAAAGACAGGATATTCTTCGTGCGGGTGCAGCATATTAGCAGCAAGCACATTAATACCTTCAATGTTTTTCTTTAGCTGCTCTACCATTAATCGCTGAGATGTATAGTAGTTTTCAGTATATTCTTCCATTAATCCCAATAGTTTTTATTCTGTTTCTTCTTTTTGCGAAACAACCCAATTAATGCTTCAATCAGCAGCATCCATATTCCGAGCTTCTTTGGTGTATATTTCATGCAAAAAGTAAATTTATTGTAAATAATGCATTAAAAATCATTCAATAATAATCTTCTCTCCATCCAGGCATTCGCCTTTCCAAATCCTCATCGGTATAACCTTCGTTTTTCAAATTATCTATCCAATGCCGAAAATCTTTTTTGGAGTGTGCCAAGCCACCAATGTAAGACTTCCTGAAAAACTTCGACAGATCTGTTTCACTTAACAGTCAGGTATCTTCAATGTTGAAATCCTCTCTTATGGCAATATGCTTTTTATAATCCCATGAACTTATTTTCCTGTGTAATACAGTATCGCCAAAAGTTATTATCAGTAAAACATCATTATCCTTTAAGGGCCGTAACTGTGTAATGCTTCTCGGGATAAGCCTGTGCGTTAAATCAACTTTCTCTTTTAATTCCGTATCGTAATACCGGATAAAAAAGGCGTATGTATCAGGCAGCGAAATAGCTGTTTCCTTTTCCTCGTGCTTATTGTATGCTTCGAAATAATCAGGCATGTTCAAAGATATTAAAAATAGTTAGCGATTTTTTTTCGTGTATTCCGTTATACGGTTTTAAGCAATAAAAAACTGTAATAATGGCAAAGAAAAGTACATCAAAACCAGCTAAAGAAAGAGTGGCAAAAGCACCACGCAAAACAGGAACGCAAACCATTGTTCACAACGGCGAAGAAAAAACACTTCCTTCCGCAACAGTAGCATTGTTGAAAGAAGCGGGTGAAGATTTCGATCATGTAAGCACATCTGAAGAATAATATATATGCAAAAACAAGACGAATTACTTTTAGCATTAGGTTTCACTCAGGCGGACTTAGATAAGTTCTCTGATGAAAGCATTGATATTACGCCCTTCGTGGATTCATTCCGCGCAAAGCAAAAGGAACTGTTTACTAATGATCCTGAAATTGTAAAACCTATACAGGCGGCAGAACGCGCTAAGATTCAGGCATCGCACGAAACCAAAATAAAAAGACTGTTTGACCTTACACCCGAAGAAGTGAAGGAAAAAACATTCGATCAGATCGTAGAATTGGCTAAAGAAAAGGTTGGCAATTCTAAAAGCAAAACAACCGATGAAATTCAGTTGCAGCTTGTAGAAGCCAATAAAAAAATAAAGCAGTACGAGGAAGAAATTATCCCGGCAAAAGAACAGGAGAAGGAAGATTTTAAAAAGCAGTATGTTATTAAAGACAAACTGACAAAGAAAATTGCTTCTATGCCATTAAGTATTGATCCTGAAGCGGCCATGATGATTTTGGAAGCGCAACTGGCTAAGTCCAATAAACTGGAGCTTGATGAAAATGGCGACCTTGTTATATTGGACAAGGAAGGCAATAAGCCGATGAATGAAACGCGCACCAAGATATTCACTATTGATGAAATACTGGATAGCACGGCTTCTAAATACAAGATCAAAAAAGAAAGTAATGCAGGGGAAACGGCAACTACAAAAACCGCAGCAACTGCAACAACAATAAGCGGCACAAATGCTAAGGGAACATTTAAGAACCCACATTTAGCAGCCGCACAGGAAAACGCTCAAAAGCTGGCTGAAAAAGCAGCTTAAAAATATGGGTACGACAGGCCGTCTTGTTTTTGCATCGCTTGTTCGTACCCTGTAAACTAAGATTGCCGGAGGGTTACATTTCCCTTTAAAAAAGTGTAGGAGGCATTTTACCTGGCGCCTTTAAAAGATCGGGAATACAACCAATTTTTTTAAAGTTAAACATTCAGTAAAATGAAAACTAAAAAGCTCCTATACTTAGGATTAACCTTGTTTGCACTTGTTTCTTGTGCCATTTTTCATCAGGAAGTTATTGCACTTCCTGTATATGCTCAAATCGCTTTAGGCGTAGCAATTCTCAATATCGTTCCTCCTCAAATGCATTTAGGTGCTATTACAGAAGGATTATGTCTTGCATTGCAGACATCGGTAAATGAATTAGCAGGTCAAAACTCACCTGAAATAAAGCGCGATCCGACAGGATATATAAGCGCACTACAATCACCGGAAAATAAAAGCGGCATTACAGCAGTACCTGTTACACAAACAGGACAAACGCGCGATGTACGTATTACAGGCTTAACACGCGGAACGGCAGATGATGTTACTACAACAGCATTTGACTGTCTTGCACCGGAAGAACGCGCACCCTGGGAAGATACCATTACGGTAAACCGCTTTGTGCGTACCGTTGGGCATTCATTCTCCAGCGATGAAATGCGTAAATTATGCGAAGGGCCGGATGAATACCGCGCACGTGTTATCAATACCTTATTGAACCCGGCAACCGTAAAACTTAACCAGTTAGCACTTGCGTTGCAGGCGGCAAACTTTGGTAAGTTCTTGGATGCTACAGTTGTACTTCCAAAAGATGTTATCATGCTTACTGCTGATAATAAAGCTGAATTCTTTGGCGAATCTACCATCATGGAAGATTACGAAGATGTGGGCGGTAAGGGCAGGCCGTTAGTTATCGGTTCCGGTAAAATCGGGCATTACGCACGTATGGCGGATATTGGATGCTGCAATGATGGCGGACAGGACATGGGCCAGGCAGGCGCTTTTGATTTCTACCGTGATCGTTTTGCAGGTACGGTATTTGGCGGTGCTGATCGTTTCGCAGTACTTGAGCCGGGCGCAGTTCAGCTTATCACATTCAATAAAAACCAGGGTGCTTACGCGCAGGAAGAAGCCATGTTCGCACACGGAACATTGGTAGATCCGTACACAGGCATCAAATGGGATTTGGATATGAATTACAATCCTTGCCCGAACGGTAAAGACTGGAAAATATGGCTGTCATTATGGTACGAAGTGTATTTCATGCCAACAGCGGCTTATGCAGCAACTGACGATCTGTATGAAACAAATGGCACGTTCCATTACAACGCTACTAAGGCGGTATAAAAATTAGGGTTTAGCCTGCTCCAGGTAACAGCGGGGCGGGCGGCTCTTAAACTTATTTTCCAAATCTTTAAAGATACCATTGTGAAAAAAATACATCGTTCGCCATTACTTATTATGGCAATATGCGCAACAAGCTGTACAATCACAGTTCCCGACATGGGTGCGGGTGGGTGTGCGGTTACTACAAGCAAAGGCGGTATCATTCGCGCTATTTTCAAAGCGTGTAACTATACAGCATTAACAACACTTACAACACTTGCTGACTGGACTACCGCTATCACAGCGGATAAGGTTCATGCCACAGGGCGTATTGTAGGGCAAAGGCCCAAACCTACCTTCACGAAAAGGAAAGTGGATTCAGCAGCACCGGAAAAGATTATCGGAGGCACACAATCCGTAACATACCGCGATTACAATACATCTTCAGCGGCACACGATTTCTATGATGACCTGAATGCAAATTCAGAGAAATATCACTTCGCATACTATGATGCCAACGGTTATGTTTTCGGGTTCTTTGAGAATATCTCTGTAGAGGCGGGATTTGTAGCGGAGGAGGATTCAGAATCGGGTTCTGCTTATTGGGATGTAACGGTAATGTGGAACGGTTACGAGCAGCCGGCAGGCGTTTCAGTACCAACGCTGGAAACAGTATTAGCTTAACCATTACTTACTATTTATATCAGGGAAAGGCCGCTATTTGGGTGGCGGCCTTTTTTTTTAAAACCAAACCAAATGATAAAGAACGAGGCACTCCTTTCAACCATATCTTTTCCTTTACGCGAAGCCGTTTCCGAAGTTCACGAGGCAGTGAAAGCCAAAACAGATATATTATTGCTGTATGGCGATTTGAAACCCGAACAATTCAAAGCAATCCAGGCGCAAGGTAAAAAGATAACTACCGTAAATAAGTTACGTACCGAAGCCGGAATGAATGAAATTGATGAAACAGCCAATATTGAATATATGGGGCATAAGTTCATCGGGCATCATACCAAAGATACCAACGGCCATGCAAAGGGTGTAACATTCACGGCAGCAACCCACTACAATATAAAGCCTGTAAGAGCCTATTTACGCGATGCAGCGCAGAAGGTAGCAGAATCGCGCGGGCTGGATTTCTGGCATAATGAAAACGCTGTTTATTTAGGTGTGAAAGAAGGCGATGCAGTGCTTTGATAACTACATAGGCATCTATCGCGGTGTTGGTACGGCTTCCACTTCAGGAGGTTATATCACTGACCTTGCAGGATTGAACTTCAACAGGTTTGAGGCGATCATGGAGGAAGATACCGATGTGGATGTTGAAACCTTTATTCAAAGGAAAATAGACTTCGCGCTATCATTGGTTTTGGATGACCTTAGCGTTTATTTAATTCCCAATTTCAGGATAAATACGCTGCTTGATGGATATAAACAAGGCAGCTTTACAGGTGATTATTTAGCGGTTTCCGCAACAGAAAGAGGGCAGGAAATACGCATCACCAAAACAAGATTTAGCCGTATTCTTATATCTGCAATAAAAGTTCGTGCGCGCGCAACAGACGATGTACTCGAGCGCACATTAAAAATTATTGATGGCTATGTAGAAACGGAATACGAATTCACTTTGCCTGTTGGCGGTGGTATTGTAAATATACCCATTGATTACAAAGCCGAAAATGATACGGTTCAGATCGTAATGGATAACACTACTTTGGAGGTGGATAACGGGAAATTGAATACTTCCTGTACTACCTGCTCAAGTTCTGCCGTGAATTCAAACTACTATTCATTATACGGTTACAACGGCACAGGAACGGACAGTAAGAGCTATGGCATAGCAGCAGAGTTCACAATTATATGTGATGCTGAAGAGGTGTTATGCGCCTTAAAACCACAGTTAAAATTCATTGGCTTATTTAAGTGTGGTATTGAATTACTAAAGGAACAATTAAGCTCCTCAAACCTGAATTATTTTACTATTCACAGAGAGGAAGATGCGCAGAAAACAATGGAAACGTGGCAGTCGGAATACGATATAAGGTGGAAAATATTAGTTAAAAACTTATCGGGCTACTTATCGAATATGGATGATGTATGCCTGAAATGTACCTCAAACAGATATATAGGATAATATGAAAAATAAAGGATGCTCAAGCTGTGGCGGTAAAAAAACCACACGCACAACAAAAAGAAAATAATGGCGAATACCATCACTCCTGAAAGATTAGCGGCAATGCTGCCAACGCTGGCTGATACTGTCATAAAAGACAATAACAGCTTGCAGTTAGTGGCATGTAAGACTGTGGAAGGAATGATGAAAAAACGCATATTCAATCGCGGTGCAGCTACCGATGGAAGTAAAATTGGACAATATAAGTCCAAAAGCCATATCAAGAAAAGGAAGGAATACGGCGCGCAAACATCTTACGTGGATCTGCAAATGTCGGGTGATACTTTGATGAAAAGTTTGCAGGTAGGTAAATCGGGAAGCGATACGGTTTTAGGATTTACACGGGGCAAAAGTGATAAAGCAACACCTTATGAGATTGCAGGATTCCAGGAAAAGCAGCGCAACAAAAAGATATTCACTCCATCGGTGGAAGAAACGGCTGCGGCAAATAAGGCGGTTCTTATTGCCATTAAAAATAAGGTATCGGAGGTGCTGAAATCATGGTAGCGGCAGTACGGCAGGAATTTACGGCATTGGCCGTGTACCTGATGTATAATAACAGTGTCTTTTTTGATAATGGATTCGAAACAGCGCGGCGCAATGATAAAGGTGTAGTGATGCTGTATGATGGCAAAAAAGGGCAATATGTAGGTATTTCAGACCAAAAGGGCAATTTCTTCTATTTGCGGTTTCGGGATGGCGAGGATTTCAGATACAGCGCACTTCCGAACAATGGATATAAAAGAACGCGGATTTCTGTGAATTTACGATTGGTAGTGGTTGCGCGGAATATGGATGCTTTTAAGGTAGAGGAAAAGTTAAGAAGCGACTTACTTTCCTATACCATCAATCAAAGTACTATTGAATTGGAAAGTGCTGTTTTGGACAGCTATAAAGTATTCGAAGCGGAAACAGGCAAGGAAAAAGCATTCTCCGATAAGATGGATTTTTTAAGTATAGATTTTACGCTTCATTACCCGGCAACAGAGCAGCCATGTATTGAGCCATTAACAAAATAAGTTATGTACCAGGGCGAAGAAAGAGTAATAACCATAAGCATTGAAAATGATAGTAGTGCCGAAGATTTAAGCACCTACACTGATATTCTTGCTTTTGTCCATAACAACAGGCAGCAGGTTGCGAAATACAGCCTTAATGCACTTGCAGGGTATGATACCTTAACTATTGATGGTACGGATACGAGTAAACTTATTTTCACCTTATTAAGAACGGTTACGAAAGTGATGAAAACGGGGCGCATGGACATTGAAATATTGGGTACACGTGCCAATGGTGAAAAGGTGGTTTGCAGGATTGATAATATTGAATTAAAAGAGGCATATAGCAAATCGGTATAATGGAAACTTTGCGAGGGGAAATAGTAAATACTGAATTAACAGCTAAAATAGCGGGATTATCGGCATGCCCTGATGTAACTATTTCTAAGGCTGATGCATCGGAACTTATAGTTCTGTCGCCTGGAGAGAATATCAGCACAACCGATATTCTCGACCTGATGACAGGCGAAGAAATTTATAACGATCTTGTTACCAATGGCGAACCACAACTCACAGAAGTTACAGAGCTATTAGCCAATAAATTCATATACAATAATTCCTTCACCGGAACCGCTAAGCCTGCTTATTGCAAAGTACGGGCGGCAGGTATTATAGATACAGAAACGCTGTCAAATGTTACTTCAGTTATCTATAAAAAGATAAACAGCGCAGGAACTACCACCGTAACAATCCCTATAACAGCAGCAGAGGGAGATTATATAGAAGTTACCCCAACTGTAGCAAATACGGCACTGGCTTCAAGTGTTGTGCTTAGCGGCATTTACAGCGATTCTACGGACACACTAAGTGTTCCTGATAAAGCGGTAAGTACGCATATTCCTATATTTTGCAGATATTCAAATACAGTAAGTATTATACAGGAAAGCATTATTTCGGGCAGTGCTTATTCAGGTGGTGGTGTATGGCCGGTAAATCCTGTTGTAGCGATATTGTCTATGCCATTAGGGTTTGCCCCAACATGCGGAAGTTACCGCCATGTAAATAAATCATGGTATGTTTTCGGCTTAAATTTGGTATGTAGAATTGATGCCGACCCAAGTTCTGCTACTTTCCTGAATGTATATAATATGGCCGGGGTGCAAAATGCAGCGACCACTTTAACCATTTTTCCGACACAGCAATTTCATGGTGTTGCCTACGATTATATTAATGACTTGTTTTGTATTGCAGCAGGCACAACTTCTCAAGGCGTACATATATTCAATCCTGTTACCAATGTTACACAAACAACCTTAACACGGTCGGGCTATGATTTTACATTAGTAAACCACGTTAGCTACTCACCACAGGATAAATGTTTTTTATTAACAGGGAACGCAGGCGATGAAACATTATACGATGCTGTCAACCATACGATAAAATACGGACTGAGAAAAAACTGCAATGGGAAGGTATTTTCCCCTAAATACGGCAGGTATTATTTTACGGAATCCTCTAATGTTTCCATAAAAGACACCAATTTTAAGCCTGTAACAGCCGTAACACCTACAAGCTATGCAACAGGAGGGGTGGCTTACTGCCGGAACAATGATAAGTTAATTGGTGGGGCAGGAGTATTCGGCTCGGGTAATTTTTTATGGGTATTGGATATGGCTACCAATACCGGCGGCACACGAATTACTAAGGCATCTATTGAATCAGGCGAAGTAAACACAAGCACTGTATTCTGGAGTGAAGGCTCTAACCGTGTATATGCTATGAGTGGCGGTACTTCTTCAAGCCAGGGCAATACAAGAGTTCATGTTTTACATCCGGGGCAAACGGGTAATGCTGCTTACTTGGGATATTTCACGGTAGGGAATTTCGGTGTAGGCTTCGAGTTTTTGAAAATGATGTGCAATAATATGCTTTTAGAAAATGGATAACTATTACAGGACAGAAGAAAGAGATGAAAAGATACGGGTTGTCTGCTATGGTGAAGACAACTGGAAAGACAACGAGCCGCATGATGGTATTTTAGTAACAGACGAGCCATTCAATATTCTCGATTATAACGAATGGGAATTATTAGATGGTGAGTGGGTAAGGATTGAAAAAAAAGAAGTATGATTTTATTAATAATAATATTCCTGTTATTAGGATTTTTCCCTTTTATAAACGCTTCTTTGGCGATGGCTTTAGATCGTGGTTTATCCAAAGGAATGATATTCGAAAAATACAGGGTATGGCTCGCAAAAAAACTATTGGGTAAAAAACTAAGCATACCCGGCATACGTGAGGATTCAGAATTATACCGTGAAGAACTCTTAAAACAGGCGGAAGAAAAAACATTCTTTTATAAACCATTGGGCGGTTGTATTCACTGCTTTGCAATATGGATGTCAATACCGGTTTACCTCGTTTTGAACGCTTTTATCAGGCATCTCTTTGAGTTGGGCTTAATGCCTTGCGACCTCTGTATATTAGAATACTGGCATATCCTTATTTGGTTTGCATACGCTTCTATTTCTGAATTACTTATCTCTAAACTTAATTGATTATGGCTGACTATAAAAAAATAATACCTTTTATACTTCAATGGGAAGGCGGTTCAGGCAATGACCCTGATGATGCCGGCGGATATACTGTAAAAGGTGTTACAATCGGCACATGGAAATTAAAAGGCTATGACAATGACCATGACGGAGATATTGATGCCGCTGACCTATCTAAAATGACTATGGAACAGTGGGGGATGATTTTTAAATATCAGTTTTGGAACAGGGTGCAAGGCGATTCCATCAAAGACCAGCGAATGGCGAATATGCTTGTTGATTGGGTTTGGAATTCCGGTAGTTATGCAACAAAGGCAGCGCAAACTGTACTTAATAAATTGGGGAATAACCTTGTTGTAGATGGTGTTTTCGGGCAAAAAACAGTAAACGCTTTAAACAGTGTTTCGCCGGTTGATTTCTGCAAATTATACCATGAAACAAGAATATTATTTTATGAAGGTTTGGCAGCAAGGAAGCCAACACAAAAGAAATTTCTGAAGGGTTGGAAGAACAGGGCGAACGCACTTTATAATTTACCATGTAGTTAAAAATGGAAGCTCAAATGCCATACAGGAAAATATTAATAAGCACACTGCAAAGTTTTATACAGTCTAAGGTTGTTTGGTTGAATGGTATAATGCTGTGGTTTATGAGTGCGGAAGTAAGTTTCTTTGAAGGTATAAAGGTATATGCTGTGTTGATCGGCGCTATTTACACTACTATAAAATTCTATAAAGATTTTGTACGTGAAAGTGAGTACTGGGCGGCTTTCAAAAAATGGAATTCAGAATTACTGAAGGCAATAGTTGATGTTAAAAACCAGCTAAATAAAAGAGATGGGAAAGATGCTTCAAAGCCTGATTAGTGCTATTTCAAGCACGTTCAAAGGGAACGATGGAAAAATATCCAGCCGGAAAACAACCGCGTTCTGGTTCGTAATAATTGCCACAGTACAATCACTGTCAATTATTATTATGCAATGGCTGATAATAACCAGGGCGGTAGTTATTTCAGATACCAATACGCGCGCAATGTCTTTGCTTTACGATTTCTATGTTGCCACATTGGCAATGATATTATTGCTTTTCGGGATCATAACATTCGGGCAAATCCAATCTCTTAAAACAATAGTAAATGCGGAGAAAAAAGATAAACCTGAAAACGAACCGGAACAATGAAATATAATATCAAAGGCTTACTGGTTTTTCTGTTTCTGCTATTGATAATTGCAATGTTCGGATGTAAAACTCCCCAACAGAGGCTTAACAGGCTATATAAAAATCATCCTGAGTTATTTACAAAAGACACCGTATTTGTACATGATACCGTAAGTATCCAGTTGCCGATTGCAGATACCAAAGAAATAGACAGTTTACTTGCATTGTTATTAGATAGCAATCACACTAAGTCAAATTATAACATACACAATGATAGCGTGTTAAATACAAATTCCTTATCTAAATCAAATAAAAAAAAGATAGCAGATAAGATAGGGAATTTGTATAAAAACAAACCTTGTATTTCAGCCGGCGATTCTTTGCGTTATACTGAAAAAGGAATAACTGTAAAAGTTTGGCAGGTTGGCGATAAGCTGAAAATAGGAATTGATAAGCAAATCATTACCGATAAGGCTGTTATAAAACCGGTAATCAAAGAAGCCGGTTTAAAATGGTATTGGTGGTTACTGATAATATTTGTAGCGATGCTTACAGGTGGTTTTGGCGCACTCTTACTAAAACGGTGATGAACGATAAGGAACGGCGGGAATGGCTTTACAATCGCAAGCAGGGAATTGTGCCCTTAAAAGTAGCTGAGTTTTTAAAAACCGAGACTTTATAAAAGACTATTATAATATAACTAATTGACTATTAAGCAAATATAATTAATAAAATGCTTCTGCAAAAGTATAACCTTTGGTTTTTAATTGTTGTACAATATGAATAATTTATAATTTACCTATATGAGTTATAAATTATTCATCTTAATTAAAAGATATTTTGCAAACAAAACCGAGACTAAAATAAAGAGTTGTATATTTGCCGCCTTATGGCTACAGAAAGTTTAATATTAAAGGGCGGAAAAGATTCTAAGGGCAGGCAACAGCTTTATATTAAGTTCTCACACAAAGGTATTCCGCAACTTATTCTAACGCCTGAACGCATAAATGAAAATGAATTAGACCCGCTTTATCTTGAAGCCGGTAAATTCCAGCTAAAGCTTGAAGTGAAATTCTCGGCAAAAATAAACAAACGTATCAATAAACTTTACGATCTTGCCGAAGAAATTGCGGATGACTTCCGGCAAAGGAAACCAAACTCTTTCTCTGTTGCCGATTTAAAGAAAGAATGTATAAAAAGAGCGTGGTGGAAAGAAGAAATAAAAACAAACGAGAGTTGGAAAAATAGTTTTCTTGCATGGATGGAGTTTCGAAAAACAAATGAATCTGCATCTAAAAACACATTAATTACCTACAACACAGCTTGCAAGATTTTTGAAAAATTCTTAATAAATAAAAACTGCAACGATATTCGACTTGATCAAATAACACCCGATTTGCTTAATGAATTCGTAAAACACGAACTTGAAGCTGGTAATGATCCTTCTTATGTTTCTATTAATTTTAGTACAATAAGAGCGGTTTGTCACTATTACAAACACCCAACTATAAATAAAGAGTTTAAGCCAAACAGGAAGCTCGCATACATAAAAAAACAAGCTCACGCATTCACGCCGGACGAAATCAAAAAACTATATGCATTTGAAGCGGAAGGCGAATTTCAAGATACTAAAGATTTACTATTCAGGCTTATTACTTCCGGTGTACGGTGGAGCGATAGGGAGCTTAATTTACTGGCACGGCAGGGCGATTTTTTATTAAACAGAGGTAAAAAGAATTCCAGGCTGGCAACAATTCCACTGACCAATTATCTTCTTGAAGTTTTGAATAAGCCAATGCCTAAAATGTCTTTTTGGAATTTTTGGAAGAACGCAAAATTGCTGTGTCAAAAAGCAGGTATTGACAGGCCTGTAATAAAAGAGAAAGCGCCTAACGGGAAAGTTCAATATGAAGTTGTTCCGCTTTGGTCTGTAGTTTCCAGCAAAATCGGGCGAAAGAGTTTGATTTCTTTGCTTACTGCTGCTGGTTTCGATGCAGCACAAATGCGGCAGATACTTGGTAACAATGTTGAAATAGAAGCTTATCAGGTTCCAAACATGGAAGAAATATCTAAGAAAATGCAGGAGAACATGGGTGGCATATTAGGCAGCTAAATCATGTTTACGCCTGCCTTTATTTTTCATGGCTTCAATCAATTCATCTTCCCTGTATTTTTTGTTGCGTGGAGATCCGTAGTTCTTTATTATTTCTTCTTTTTCCCACTTTATAAGTGTTGCCGGCGAAACTTTTGTAAATGGCTCGCCTTTCAAATGCAAGAGTTGCGCTTCAGAAAAGGTATACGTGGGCATGTTGTCGGGCAGCATCTTTTCTTTTTGTAATTTTCTTATCACTTTTTCTGCTCCGCGTTCTGAAGCCATTTCCATAAGTTCCATGAATTTATTTAATATTTCAGTATTCATATCTATATTTCTTTTAACTGCTTATTTCTTATTTCAAAACCTTTAATGCAGGCAGCGTATAATGCTTCGGTGGCTGTTTCAACTCTATCAGATGCTACTCTTGAACCCCAAACCAACCCTCTAACTTCGGTTTCGAAGTCTTTTACCATTACATAAGACCTATAAAGACTGTCTTGGTGATACGGATTGTAATAAGCCCTAATTCCTTTTTCATCTAAGTATTGTTGCAGTATAGCGAGCATGCAAACATCGAGTATATATGGCAAATCTTTTTCAAGGAGTTTAAAATGATACTTAACTTCAAACCATTCCAGGAACTCACTCCATGCTAATTCATATTGTTTAAAGGTATCTGTATTCATGGCTCAAATGTCTTTTTATAATCTTTCCAAAGTACTCCATTGCCCCTTGCTATTTATCCTGTATTTTAAACTTCACTAAAATTAAAGCCGTAATCCTTCCAATGCTCACCATCCACAACGTCCTCATAAGACTTGACTTTCTTAACCATCCACTCTTTTTTGTATTGGTCTTGAGCGGGTTTATTCATAAAGTTTACACTCTTAATTCCCATTACAAAGTATTCGATTTCGCCTTCTTTCTCAACGTGAGAGCCGTTTGAATAACTTGTGTATCTGTCCGAAACCACAACCGATAAACCTGTATTGTAGCAAATTCCAAATTCATCAATTGTAGAGGGGATCACAATATCACCGACAAATAGAGGTTTGCCATCAACATCAACAAGCGGTGTGGCATCACCACATAATCCTTCTCTAACTTTTCCTGAATAAACGTACATATCTATTTAATCTTTAATTATTATAGTTTTATCTTTTAATCCGTTGGTGTCTACTCCTATACTTCGGGTATTACTGCCGGTTATTATTTACTTTCCACTTTGTAATTTCATCGTCAAGTATGCCGATCATTTTATCAGCCATTACAGGTGTGTAGGTATCTATTTTACCCATCATTTTCTTTTTATACTCTGCGCTGAATGATTCGTGGGAAAGTAGCGTGGTTAGCTTTTCTGATTGTTCGGCAGATAGAAGCTGAGGTTTTGCGGTATTATCAATATGCCTTTCCATTTTGGCTGTTAAATCATTTTCTTTGCGGTCTGGATTATCTATATCATCTTCATCTGTGGCAATATGGAAGAACTTTAAAAGAAAATATCTTTCGCCATACGTAAGAGCAGAACCTACGCCTTTATCCCATGCGTTCTGGCCATTCGCACCAAATAAACATTCTTCTTTTTCTCCGCTATCAGCATCTATCCAAGTGAACTTCATCATTACTTTGGAATTGATTTCAGATGTTTCACCGGATTTTGTCTTATAGTCCTGGCGTGTGTTTTCTATGCTTATAACTTCCTGTTTGAGAAGTAAGCCATGCTCATTCATTAAAGGCTTTATGTTTTCCAGCACTTTGTCACCTGTAACATATTTGTAACCGAACGCTTGTTTATCTTTTCCTAAGCCGTTAATTGATTGCTGAATTAAAAGCAGCTTTTGGTATATATTTTTGGTTGCCATTATTTCTTTTTCTTTAGTGATATTATATTTGGTTAATCTACTTTTGGCTTAGGCTTAGGCATCCAATATTTTACAACTCCTGGTAGAATAGCGTTGTATTCATAGCCTTCTGTAGTATCAAAATCATCTTCAATGAAATTGTAATCGTATAGCGGATCGTCTGTGCGCTTTGCATAGCAAGTTTCGCCGTTAATTACAGCTAAAATACCTTCGCCTATTGGCGGCAATTCATCTCCTACTGAAATCCATTCCATTATTTTGTATTTTTTATTTTTAGTATTAGTTCTACGTGATTGAACTATTTTGATTTAATCTACTTCGAGTACGAATTGCGCTATATGTCTGCCTGTACCTTTGCCCTCTGATCCATCTTCGGTTGCAACCCATTTTACATCTCCTAAATTGCTGATCTTTGCCCCTGCTTCTACAAGCATTAAAACCCACTTATCTAAAGGAAAAACTATCACAACCCTCTTGCCTTTTTTATTTTCCTCAATCGCTTTTCGTACCCAAGCGGTCATTCCTTTTTTCTTGGCTTTTTTATCATTTTTGCCTTTATGTATTATGGATCCAAAAGGCGGATTAACATAGTTTGAGTTGCCCCAGTCGCAGCTTAACCCATCAAAATCTTCTGGCTTTGGGAATGGGCAAGGATCAAAATCAAAATTGAATTTTAGTTGTAGTTCCTGCATTAGTTTTGGCGGAGTTAGCCAGTAATGTTTCCCATCATCTCCATTGCCTTCGTGAAACTTATTCTTTGGTTGTTGCACTTTATTTTTAAATAATTCTAATTGCTCCACCATTTCTTTATTTTTAGTATTCACCTTTTAATTTTATTCCTGAAACATTTATCTTAAAATCATACCCTGACTTAGCATCTACCCATACCGCATAATACATTGAGTAACTTCCTATTTCTTCATTGCTCATATTGAATATCGTATAGCAGTTTATCTTTTCCTAAGCCGTTAATTGATTGCTGAATTAAAAGCAGCTTTTGGTATATATTTTTGGTTGTTGCTATTTCTTTGGTTGCCATTATTTTGTATTTTTTAATTTTAGTATTAGTTCTACGTGATTGAACTATTGATTTAATCCGTTTCGTAGTTTTCAATAATTTCTACTTCATAGCCTAAATGCTCCATTACCTGTCTTAAAATCGTCTTTGCATCTTGGTTATGCGCTGGCATTTCTACGCCGTTTACTACTACCTGCGTGCCATAATCTGTGCAGCATCCATCCCCGCAGGTATGGCAATATTCATTTAGTTCTATTACTACTTTCATTATTCAATATGATTTAAATAATTGCAACCAGTTGCTTTCCGTAAATTGCAGGTGCTATCCTTACTATAGCTATATCGTATTCGTATTGCTCTGTATTCCTGTTAAAGGTTTTAGTTTCCAGATAGCAGGTAGCAACAATTTTCCGAAGTCTTTTAATCCTCATTATGGTATTGGTAGGCCTATGTAATACCTGCATACTTTATAACATTCTTAGGATGCCTAAAAGAGCCTTGCCTTTTGATGTTTTCAATCCGAATCCAGTAGGCGCAAAATCTAAATAGCCCCTATCAAATAATTCCTGTATTTCTTCATCTGAAGGTTGTACAGCTTCCTTACCATCAATTAGATCGTAAACCGCTTTTAGGTTTTTCTTTAGTTGTGAGTGTTTTTTAAAATCTACCATTTCTTTATTTTTAGTATTCACCTTTTAATTTTATTCCTGAAACATTTATCTTAAAATCATGTCCTGACTTAGCACTAACCCATACCGCATAATACATTGAGTAACTTCCTATTTCTTCATTACTCATATTGAATATGGTATAGCTCACAAACTTTTGTAACTTCATGTGTGAAAACTGGACATAACAAGGTTCACCGTTTAACTTATATTTGCTGGCTGCCCATGCTATCCTTTCTTCAACTCTGGCATGTTTACTTTTATGTATTTCAATTTCATCTAATGATCTTATCTTTTCAGGATTATCAGAAGATTTGTAGTACCTGCTGTTGAAAGCTGTTGTATCGTGTTTTACTTTACGCATGAATCAGATTTAATAGCTCTGTTGTATTACTCATTACCTAAAATGTCGTTGATTTCTTTTTTAAGGCTTCTCATTGTTGAATAGTGTTCTTCTATTTTTTTTAAATGCATAAGAAATCCGCTAATAGCCAAATCTTTAAAATCTAAATCAGAACATTTTAAATCATGCTCATCAACTGTTTCCAGTAGTGCTTTTTTGTACTCCAACAAATGATTAACCGTATTATTCAGGCAGTTATCAAATGCCTTTGAAAGCACTTCTTTTTGTTTGGTTGTAACCTTTGCCATGTTTTTACGCTACCTCTGCATTTTCAATTACAGGCATTTTGTGCAATTCATGGAAAGATGCAATCATATCAATGTATCCGCCATATTCAGTAATTTGCTCTTGTGAATAACCTTCGTATCGACCAATATTTTTGTAATCG